CGCCCTAGTTGGCTTCCTAAGCGAAAAATTGAACCGCCCAAGCGTGACGGGTCACGATAGCGAAAAATCAAAAGGCGGACACGTCACGCCCTTTTAATGTGATGTAAAATGGCTTTCCAACAACATAAAGAAAATATTTACAACTTTATGTTGTTTTTCATGAGCCATTGCTTTATTGTTTTTTATAACGTGGTTTTATTGCGTTTGAAGTGACCCATTAAGACTATGCCTAGCCAACTGACGTTGTTAGTGAATCCCAATTTTCACACCTATAAGCCAATTGCTTTTTTGCGATTGGCTTTTTTTTATGCCTAAAGCCCGCCTCTTTGGAAGCCTATTCAATGGTGCAAAAATGCTTGAAAAAAAACGATTATGGCTTACAGCCTTAGCGGGGGTGTTCGCCTCATTCTTTGCTTTTAAAGGTGATCGCCTAACCGCTTTTTTTGGTGGTATTGCTGCCTTCTTTGGTGCTTTTTCAGTGAATGAGCTTGGTGTCATTGTCGGCATTATTCTCGGTATCTTTTCTTTTATTCTGACCTGGTACTACAAAGAGAAAAATCACCGCTTACTTGAAACAAAGCTAAAAGGTCGAACTTCGGTGTCTGCCCTTCTTGCTGAGGATGACCGTTAATGAGTAAGTTTAAAAAATTGCTATGTTCGGTGACAGCCATCGCCGCATTGATCACCGGTGGCGTGTCTGTCACCGATCCTGCTTACACCTCATCAATTGGCGCCGTTGAAATTGACGGCCAATTGATTGCAGATGTTCAGATTTCCCCCCGCGCGCTTGATTTGATTGGGAACGCTGAGGGATGTCGCCGCGATCCGTACCGTTGCCCTTCGGGTTTGATTACGAACGGGATCGGGAACACTCACGGGGTCATTCAATCCCCCGCCAGTGATGAGCAAATCGCTAAGGACTGGATTAAAAATATTCAAGCGTCCGAGCGTTGCCTTTATGACACGAAGGGAAAGCCTGAATTGTCACAAGGTCAAATCGACGCGTTCACCTCGTTTATTTTTAATACCGGCTGCACTCGGTTTCGATATAACCGAGACAAGACCGAAACCCGCATCGGGCATTTAATCCGAACGGGTCATTATGATCTTGCCTGTCACCAATTAAACCGTTGGGTTTACGGTGGCGGTGTGAAACTGCCTGGCTTGATTTCTCGCCGTGAAAAAGAAACGGAAATTTGCCTTTCTAGTAATGGTTCGTAGGTGCCTTATGGTGGTAAACAAAATTTTAATCGCTGCGTTGATGGCTTTTGCCATCATCGCGGGTGTTTTGCTGTGGCGCTTAAACGTCATTACTGATGATTATCAGAAAGCCAATGAACGTATAGGCCAGCTAGAGCAAAGCAACAATCAATACGCGGCAGACTTGAACGCCGAACGCGAAAAAATGACCGATCTCACATCGGCCGTTCAGTTCGAACAAGATCTTGTTGCGGGGTTGGTAAAGGACCTGGAACAACAAAAGCAGATCAACCAACAAAGGAAAAAGGTCATCTATGAAACTGCAAGCCAAAGCGAGTGTGATTTGTCTTTGCCTGATGAGCTTATTCGGTTGCGCCAGCAAAGAACTACCGCCCCCCGTTAAAACCGAAATCATTTATCGTTATCCGCCCGAAGCCTTAACCGTGGATTGCTTGGTTCCCCCATTCAAAGGGACCAGTTATCCCGAACTGGCCGTCGATAACGACAACTTAATCGACGTCATTATTCAATGTGACAAGCGATTCAAACTTATTCGCGCTTGGAAAGAAAAGCACATCCAGCCAAACCAATTTGATCCGAAGCAATAGGGGACCACAAACGTTAACCTTTAACCGCTGCCCTTCACGCTTCGGATCACCTTATCTTAAGAGGTGTTTTTGTGGGGACCGTGAGTTCAATCAATGACGCCTACGCTTGGAATATTACTCGGATAGCGGAGGCGTTCGGCTTGCACCGCGACACGGTTCGCAAGCGTTTAAAAGAAAACCAAGTTAAGCCCGTTAAAAAATCCAAAGGTGTGGATTTGTACGCCCTAGCGGATATTGGTCCGGCGCTGTTTTCAGCCGAAGCCACCAATAAAAGCGAGGATGATTACAATCCCAATAAGATGGCGCCCAAGGATAGGAAAGATTTTTTCCAGTCCGAACGCGAACGCTTAAAGTTCCAAACGGAGATCGGCGAGTTAATCCCAGATAGTGATTATCGTCTTGATCTGGCGGAAACCCTAAAAGCGGTGGTCAGTTGGTGTGAGTCATTGCCCGACAACATGGAACGCCGCCGATTATTTACCGCCGACCAGTTAGAACAATTGGAACGGGTCAGTGATGAGCTACGCGCTCAACTCTACATCAAATTATTAGAGGTTGAACCCGATGCAACTTAGCTATGCACAGCCGGGCAAAGTCCGCCGTGATGTCGCTAGTTTAGTTCGGCCGCCCAATCGTGAGCCCGTATCCCAAAGCGCCCGCCGTTTATTGCACGTTGATCAAGGCGGCTCGATGGTCCCTTGGGATGGGGATCTAGTGCCGTATATCCATGAGCCTATGGATTGCCTAAAGTCGCGTAAATATCGCGCGGTGGTCTTTGTCGGTCCGGCGCGAACGTCTAAAACCGTGAGTCTAGTCGATGGCTGGGTTTGCGACACGATTGTTAATAACCCGGCTGATTTTCTCTTAGTGCAAATCACCCAAGAGAAAGCCGCGGAATATTCAAAAAAACGTTTGTCGCGTGAGTTTAATGCCAGTGCTGAAATACGCGCGGCCATGTCGCCAAGGGCGCATGATAACAACGTACACGACAAGCTATTTAGAGCCGGTAACTTTTTAAAAATTGGCTGGCCATCAAAGAACGTCTTTGCATCGTCCGACTGGAAATATGTCGCACTAACCGACTATGACCGAATGCCGCTCGATGTTGATGGCGAAGGTTCGGGGTTCTTGCTGGCCTCAAAGCGAACCCAAACGTTTATGTCGTCAGGCATGACACTAGCGGAAGGGTCGCCAGGCTTTCACATAACCGATCCCAATTATCGCCCATCGTCGCCCCACGAAGCGCCCCCGACACAGGGGATTTTATCCTTGTTTAATCAAGGTGATCGCCGTTTGTTTCACTGGCAATGCTTCGATTGTGGTGAGTGGTTCGAACCGGATTTCCCGTTATTGCATTGGGACCGTGACGAACCCGACCCAGCGAAAGCCTCGAAAGAGGTGTTTATGGGGTGTCCGCATTGCGGATCAATGATGCTTGAAACGACGCCCTATAAAGGCGACTCGTTAAAGTTTGCGAAAAACAAGTCCGGTATTTGGTTGCCCGAAGGCTGCCAAATAGACCAAAACGGCACCGTCACCGGTGAGCGCCGTGATACCCATATCGCCAGTTTTTGGCAAAAAGGCCCCACGGCTGCGTTCCAGACCTGGAACGAACTTGTTTATAAATACTTGGCTGCGTTGGCTCAATATGAGCAAACCGGCAATCTCGAAGATCTTCAAGCTACGGTCAACACCGACCAAGGCAAACCGTTTACGCCGCCGCGTAACCAGGACCGCAGCAGTTCCAAGCTGATGGAGCGCCGCACCGATTTAGGTGTGCGTGTTGTGCCAGATTGGGCGCGGTTCTTAACCGCTGCCGTGGATGTCCAGGCGGGTGCAAAAACGGCCCGTTTTGATGTTGCGGTATTGGCTTGGGGTCCCGATTTGGAACACCAAGTCATTGACCGTTTTTCGATTCAAAAATCGAAGCGGTTGCACTCGGATGACCCGGATAAATTCGTTCGGGTTAATCCGGCTGCTTACTTGGAAGATTGGGAATTGCTGATCGACAAGGTCATCACCAAGTCATACGAACTTGAAGATGGAAGCGGTCGCCGAATGCCCGTAATGCTGACCTCTTGTGATTCTGGCGGTGAGGATGGCGTAACCGATAACGCATATGAATTTTATCGCCTAATTAAGCGAGAAGGGTTAGCCCGTAAATTCATGCTGATCAAGGGCCGCGGTACTGGTCCCATGATTTTAAAATCGTATCCAGACAACACCAAACGAAGCGACCGAAAAACAACGGTTGCCGGTGATGTTCCGGTTTACTTGCTGAATACCGACCGGATAAAGGACACGGTGTCCGCCTCGCTAGAACGTGAGCAACCAGGGCGCCGTTATGTTCGTTTTCCTGATTGGTTGCCGGAATCGTTCTTTGACGAATTAACCGCCGAAGAACGGGGCAGTGATGGCAAGTGGCGCAAAATATCTAAGCGAAACGAATCGCTCGATCTGTTTGTTTATAACTGGGCGTGTATTTACGAGAAGAAAGCCGAACGGATCGACTGGGATAACCCACCCGCTTGGGCGGTGCCAATCGCTGAAAGTGCGGAATTGATAACCAGTCACGGCGAAACGGTCGCGCCACCAAAGCGCCGTCGTCGTCGTGCCAGCATCTAAAGAGTGATATATGGCCTTAACAAAAGAAGACTTAGACATTTTAGACGAAGCCATCGCCACGGGTGAATTGACCGTCAAAATGGACGGCCGCGAGGTGACATATCGTTCTATTGCCGAGCTACGGGAAGCCCGCCGCCATGTTAACCGAGTGATTAACGCTAACAATGGCCGCCGAATGAACCCGTTAGCGGGCATGGTGGCAAGAGTTGACAGAGGGATCCGATAAATGAAAAGTTCTATCGTTGGTCTTGATGGTCAACCGCTACGCGCTTCGCAACCCTATGAAGGGGCGACCAAAGCCCCGAGGGCGGTAGGTTGGGCCGCGCCATCGATGGGACCCAATCGCGCGTTAAGTTCTGCAGCAAAACCATTACGAAACCGAACCCGTGCGGGCTATCGAAATAGCCTGTTAATGCGTTCGGGTATCAATAAAAACACCACAAACGAAGTCGGTAAGGGGTTTACTTTACTGTCTACCGCTAAGGATGATGATTTCCGGTCTGAGCTTAATCAGCTTTGGAAAATTGTCGCCATGCAGTTGGATCCTTGGGGGGATATGAACTTCGGCGGGATCGTGAATTTATCGGTCTTATCTCGACGAATGTCGGGGGAAGTGTTTATTCGTCGTGTCCGCCGCCGTTTGTCGTCGGGGCTGCGTTTACCGATGCAAGTAGAATTGTTAGAGGCGGATTTTTGCCCGCACGAACTGAATAAGCGCATTAGCGCGACCCGTCGAATCATTCAAGGGGTCGAGTTCGAAGGCAAAGTCAAAGTCGCGTATTGGTTTTACAAGTCACATCCTGATGATGGTTTAGAGTCGGTGAGCCTAAATCAGCTTATTCGAGTGCCGGCGCGTGATGTGATTCATCACTATAAACCCACTCGTCCTGGTCAAGTTCGTGGAGAGCCAGAAACGGCCGCCGCGCTACTGAAAGACCGAACCTTTCACGAATACGATGATTCTGAATTGGTGCGAAAGCGTCAACGTAGTGCGTTTACTGGCTTTTTGTACCGTGAATCATTCGGTGAGTCTGACTGGGAATATGACCCAGCCACGGGCCGCGAAATGTACCCAGACGAAGCGGATCCGGCGGCGACAACCGAATCCGTCAGTGCGGGCACCATATTACGCGGTGTACCTGGCGAAAAATTGAATCTGTTTGATGGTGATGATACGGGTCAAGGCTATGCCGATTTTGTTCGTTGGCAATCGCTGATGATGTCGGCCGGGCTAGAAATCCCTTATCCACTGTTAACCGGCGATTGGTCGGGATTGAATGACCGCTTAGTTCGCGCGTTCTTGAATGAGTACCGCCGCGGGATCACATTCGACCAAACGAACCTGTCAGGGTTCCAAGTTGCTTTTGGGATCTGGCGTTGGGTGGTTGAAACGGCGGTGTCAGTTGGTTTGTTGTCGGCCCCAGGCTTTGCGGATAACCCTTGGCCATATTTGGCTTTGGATATTCGCCCAGATGCTTGGCGTCACTTACACCCAGAGCAAGACATTAACGCCCGTAACAAGGCGGTCGCGTCAAATAACTCGAACGCGGAAAGAGAAGCGGCTGAGTATGGTACCGACATCGATGACAACATGGAAATTAACGCTCGGGTGTTGGCCAAATGGCAGAAGATTTTAAAGAAACACGGTGTTGAGGAGCCCGGCAAATTAGCCGGGCTTTTTAGTGCCAGTCATTCACTAGAGGGGACCATTAAAGATGGCTAAGAAATTCATGCTTGATTTCTTGATGGCCGAAGCGTGGGCGATGGATTCGCGCACGTTAACGGTGATGGGGAATATTGCAGGGCGTGATCGCGCAACCCTTGAGTTGTCCGAATCATTGATTGAAGCGGTCGCGGCTCGGAATGGGAAGAAAATCACCCCAGGGATGGAAATCCGAAATGGTGTCGCTCTTATCCATGTTAATGGCGTGATCACCCGTTACGCGGGCATGTTTGAAGACATATGCGGCGGAACGTCAACCCAAACACTTGCGAAAGAGTTCAATCAAGCATTGGACTCGCCAAAAGTGAAAGGGATTGTTTTGGTGTATGACAGCGGTGGCGGTCATGTAAAAGGGACCCACGAATTCGCCGAAATGATCTACAAAGCGCGCGGCCAAAAGCCGATTGTGTCTTATGTGGGCGGTTCGGCATGTTCCGCCGCGTATTGGTCCGCCTCGGCTGCCGACAAGATTGTCATCGATGCAACGGGCGATGTGGGCTCGATTGGTACGGTGCTAAGTATGCAAATCCGTAAGGCGTCAGAAGATGACCGTTACGAAACGATTGAAATCGTATCGAGTCAGTCGCCGGATAAGCGTTTAGACCCAACGACCGATAAAGGTCGAAAAGCTTATCAGCAACACCTTGATCAGCTATCCGATGTGTTTATCGATCGTGTTGCTCGAAACATGAATGTCACCCGTGAAAAGGTGCTTAACGATTTCGGTTGTGGCTTTGTCCTGATTGGTCAGTCTGCAGTCGATAAAGGTATGGCTCACGAACTTGGGAGTCTGGAAGGCGTTATCGCCGAACTAAGTAAGAGGAAAACACCCGCCATGACAACAAATACCAATGCCGCGGCGCAAGGTGGTAGCGATAACGAAGTGACATTCTCGTTACCAGCTTCGGAAGAAGTGAGCGCCCAGGTGATTGTAGGCGCATTAACAGAGCATCGCCCTGATGTGCTTGAAGCGTTACAAGAGTCGCCAGCGATGGCCGTCGATAATGCGGCAAGTCTGGTTCAACAATGCCAGGAAGCGGGCATTCCTTCGCTATCGGCTTCGCTACTTGGTGACGGTGTCACGCTAGAGAGTGCCGAAAGTCAAATCAAGATGGCTAAGAGCCTGAAAGATACCTTAGCCGCTTCGGGCTTGTCAGGCAGTTACGACACGTTGGCCGCTCATATGAACGACCCAATCAAGATGGTCGGTCAAGCCATCCATGAAGCGAAAGCCTCAAGTGATGAAAGTGGCGACCAAACTCGCCATGTGACGGACAAGGTCAAGAAAACCGCGTCTCTTAACACTAAAGCCATTTACGCCAATCGATAACAATCGGCGTTCCCCTTTCTCTTTCACTGTAAGGATAAATTATGACAGTCACACATATGCGCGCCCGTATCGGCGCCCACGTAGCCGGTGAGCTCGACCGTGTATCCCGAGATGGGATCGTCGTTGTAGGCGGTCCGTATGTTTCAGGCACCGTGCTCGCTAAAAAAGATGATGGCACCTACACCCAACTCGATATTGCAGCAGACGCAACAGAAGCAGAAACGGCGGAACTGGTGCTATATGGTCACATTGATAGCGTAGAAGCGACCGAAGCGGTGGCTCATGCTCGTGTTTGTGCGCTGTACGACAGCAAAATGACGTGGCCCGAAGGCATTACGCAAGTGCAAAAAGAAGCGGCCGTTTCAGCACTGGCTGAAAAACAGATCGTCCTGCGTTAAGCGCGGGATATTTTCTTTCCCATTTTTTAAAGAGAGAACAACATGGAAATGCAACAAGCGCTTGAGTCTGAAAAGTTCACATTGCGCGAACTGACCGCGGCCATCAATAACGTCACGGTGCCAAAAAACCGCCTGGCAGAGCTGAAACTGTTTGAAGAAAAAGGTATCAGCACGACATCGGTAGAAATTGAATACAAAGACGGCCAAATCCAATTGGTTCAAGACGTACCACGCGGCGATGATGGCGAACCGTTGGATGATCCCGATCGTAAACTGGTGACGTTTAAAGCTTTGCACCTACCAGTACCGGCGAGCATTTTTGCCGATGAAATCCAAAATAGCCGCGCGTTCGGCGAAGAAGACGAACTTGAATCGCTGCAAGACGTGATCGATGAGAAAGCGGAGATTATTCGCCAAAGTATCGATATGACTATCGAATATTTCCGATTTGGTGCCATCTTCGGCAAGGTCTACAACAAAAAAGGCGTGGTGGTTCTGGATCTGTTCAAAGTCTTTGAACTGAAAGAAACCGATGGTGAAAACACCATTGATTTTAACGATGATCTTCCAACCCAAATGTTGGATGTGAAGCGCGATTCAGAGAAACACCTCAAAGGTCCAAAAGCAAAAGCGCATCGTGTGTTCTGCCGTCCCGAATTCTTTAATGAAATGCTGAAAAACGAAAGTTTTTATAAGGCGTTCGACCGTTACAACAACGGCGAAGCATTACGCGAAGATGTTCGCCGTGGCGTTTCTTGGCAAGGTGCATTCTGGGAAGAATACGACGAGAAATTCGGTGATAAAGACCCAATGCCAGCGAAATATGGCGCCGTGATGGTGCCAGAAGGGAAGCCTGGTTTGTTTTTAACTCGATTTGCTCCAGCGAACTATAACGAAACGGTCAATACCAAAGGTTTGCCGTATTACGTGAAGTCGAAAGCGAAGGACTTCGACAAAGGCGTCGATATGGAAGGTCAATCAAACCCGATGAACCTTTGTACTTCCCCGCTGGCAGTGCGTCGCATCAAATTCACACCAAAAACTGAACCTGCGGGCGCGTAATCATGCGCGAACGTGACCCGTTTAAACGTGCCAGTCGTCGAATTGTTCGACGGCTTGGCCGTATGGTGAAAATGGTCACGGCGAACGGGGTAACGGTCGATTTACGGGGTGTTTTCACGCATCCCGAAAAAGAGGTCATTACCAAAGGGAAACGCGGCGAATTGACGCTAAAAGCCGATGTTCCCACGTTAACCGTGCTTGATGATGATTGTCCGAGCTTAAGCAAAGACATTCGCATCCTGATCGATGATCGGGAATATTTCCCTGTGCCATCACAAAGCCATTCCGACGGTGACGGCTGCACGGTCATTGTCTTAGCTGATGCCGTCCCAGACCAAAGTTATGAGGACGAACAGGAAGATGGCGGAAAGTGGCGTTAGTGTTGAAATGAACTTTTCCCGTGCGATAAGAGACATTACCGCACGGATTGAAGCAACACCCCAGCAATTAAGCAAAGCCAGCGATAGGGCAATGAAAAAAACCATTCGCTGGCTATCTGGTCGCGTAGCGCGAGAGTTATCCCAACAGTTGGGCATAACTCAAAAATATCTCAAAAAACGATTACTAGTTCGCACCGCGGGCAAGGGCATGGATCAAGTCCATATTCTTTGGCTCGGGGCGATGCCATTAGCGGCGGAACAAGCGGGCAAAGCCCGTCAAACCCGAAAAGGGGTCACGGTTGGCCAGCGTAAATATGAAGGGGCGTTTTATCGCTCTATCTATAACGCTGATGAGAACGTTTGGATCCGGTCGAGCCGAAACCAAGGCTATACCACATTAAGCCAATCTTCACGAAAGCCATCCAGTCGCCAATTGGCGCCAGAATATGCGGGTCGGTTCCCCGTTCAGCGTTTAGGCGTTGAAATCGAAACCATTGCGGCGGAAATATTCCGACGGTTAGACCGCCGCGCGATCGATAGGTTTAACACCTTATTCGAACAAGAATTGAATTACGCCGTTAATCACGAAAAAGCCAAAAAATAGGGGGTAAGGGTGCGAGACGATGACTTTACCGCGATCCACGATGCCCAAGTCGCCGCCTTTAAAAAGGCGATGCCGATGCTTAAACAAGTGTCTGATTACGCCCCGGAGCTATTAACGGGCCACGCATCCATTACCACGCCGTCAATATTGATCGAGGCTGTCAACATTAAGCCAGGAAAGACCGTTTCGGGCGGTCGCTTGGCGTTGGTGGTTGAATTTGCGGCCCATTGCATTCTGAGCCTGAAAACTGACCGTATTCAATTGGAAGTCAGAAACCTAGCCGCGCGAACCTTACAAATCATTCATAAGAACCGGTGGGGACTTGATAACGCGCAATTGCCGGACCAACTGTCCGCTTATCCTGGCATGTTTAGCGAAAAGCTAGGGTTTGAAAGTTGGGTCGTGTCCTGGGAACAAGAGTTCCATTTGGGCGAGGTTGATTTGGGTGATGATTGGTTGCCGTCCGAAGTGTATATCGGCGAAGCGCCGAACATTGGCGCCGATCACAAAGACGATTACGAGAAAGCCACGCCATGAACGCCACTATCAACAATTTAATGAAGCGAGTGGAAGAGCTCGAACGCCGTGTCGCGCAAATGGTTATACGCGGCAAAATTCACGCTGTGGATCCTGTTAAGCACGTTGCACGGGTGGCGTATGGCCCAAGAGGCAAACAACAATTCACCGGTTGGCTGCAGTGGAAACCACAACGAACGGGCAAAGCCATTGTGTGGTGGGTGCCAGAAATAGGCGAAGGGGTCACGGTGATCAGCGATGGTGATTTAACCCTCGGGGAAATCTTCCCAGGGAGTTACCACAAAGACTTTACCGCCCCAAGCCAAGATCCTAACGAATTTTTAGTCTTGTTCGGTGATGGCTCAAAAGTCAGTCATAACCGAGAAAGCCATAAGCTAGAAGTGGTGAACGTGGGCGATGTGGACATCACGACCCATCAAAATATTACTGTGACCAGTACCGGCACCGCCACGGTGGATTCTCAAGCCGATGTAAACGTCAAATGTAGCGGAAAAGCCACGGTAAACGCCGACGGCGACATCATCGCCAACGGTAGCAAAATCAAGCTAAACGGCGGTAAAGGCGTGGTGACAGGTGATTGTATTTGCCAATTCACGGGCAAGCCTCATAGCGACATATCAAGCAAGGTGACGGCCGGAAAATAAGGGGCTTATATGGCGTTAAGTAAATCTTCGCTGAAAAGCAAAATAGTAACCGAGTTCGTCAAACTTGGCGCCGTGGCAGATGGTGAGCATTCTTGGGTGAATGAGTTCGCCGAAGCCATTGCGAACGCGGTGGTCGATGAAATCACATCAAACGCAAAAGCGAATGTGTCCGGTGGGTCCAGTTCTGGACAACATCCGATTGTATAAAGCACGAAAAACGGAAAGCACGAAATGAAGACAGGCACCGACCGTTTAACCGGCGCGGAAATTGGCGGCATTCCGTATTTGCGCCAGCGCCTTTATGACGTGATCAACACGCCGTTGGGATCATTGGTTGGCCGTCGCGAATTTGGGTCCCGATTATATGAATTGGTCGATCGCAATGTAGACGCTCGGTTCCATATGGACGCTTACATTCGATTATCTGAGGCCATCAACAACCCCGCAAACGGCTTAGACGATTTTAAATTAACGGAAATGCTCGTCGAACGAGAAGGTCCGAACCACTTTTCTATTACCGTAAGCGGCACCACTGCAGACGGTGAAACAGTCGAAATGGACGGGATTATTTATGGCTGAGGGCATCAATTTAGCCTTGTTACCGCCGCTTGATGTGGTGAAGCAAGTTGATCACGAAGAAATTATCGCGGATGTGGTCGAACGGGCGGGCTTAGAAAACGCCAGTCCATCGGATCCCGCATTCAGAAACACCCTAGCGAATACCTATCGAGAAGTGTTACTTCGCCAGGATGCCAACGAACAAGCACTAGGGTTAACCCTAGCGTATGCCAAAGATGCCGAATTAGACCATATCGGCGTGACCTACTATCACCACCCAGACGGGACCCCCGTTGTTCGCCTTGAGGGCGAATCAAACGATGATTACCGTGCCAGGCTGCAGAAGTCGCCGGAAGGGTTATCCGTTGCGGGTCCCGATGGTGCTTATGAGTTCCACGCGAAAAGCGCCCATCCTGATGTGAAAGGGGTCGCGGTAGACAGTCCGGCACCGGTTGAAGTGGTGTTGTCTATTTTGAGCCATAGCGGTACGGGAGAGCCATCCCAAAGCGTATTAGACGCCGTGAAAGCCTACTTAGAGCCGTTTAGACCAATGACCGACTTATTGTCGGTGGTGGGCGCGTCAGTGCAAACCTACAGCGTGACCGCGTCGCTTTACATGAAGCAAGGCCCTGATCCTGAGTTGGTTCGGGCAAACGCTGAAAAGCGTTTATTAGAATACGTTGAAACCCAGCATCAATTAAAAGGCCGGGTGGTTGAATCAGGCGTCCATAACGCGCTAACCCTGGAAGGGGTCGAAGAAGTGGTATTGACCGACTGGCAAGACATCAAATGCACCAAGCAACAAGCGCCCTATTGTACGGGCGTGAGTGTGGTGATTGGGGGCTATGTATGACGGATAAAGTCTCGATACTGCCCGCTAACGTGTCCGATCTTGAGCGTGATCTCGATATAGCCTTAGCGCGAATCGAAGACGTTGAAATTCCTATCTCGACCTTATGGGACCCGTGGAAATGTCCGCTTGATGTGCTGCCCTTCTTAGCGTGGGCGGTGTCGGTGGATATGTGGCGCACCGATTGGCCGGAAACGGTCAAGCGTCGAATTGTGGCGTCATCGCTATCGGTTCACCGTAAAAAAGGCACTCGCGCCGCGGTAGACCAGGCATTAAAAGATCTGGGCGTTACGGTGGATTTAGTCGAGTGGTTCCAAGCGGCACCAATGGCCGAACGCGGCACGTTTGACGTGACAGCTTGGGCAAACGAAAACATCACGTCCGAACCCGGTTATCTAAACCAGGCACTTTATGATCAGCTAAAAATGGCGATCAACAATGCCAAGAATACCCGCAGTCATTACACCTTTAAGGTGGGCGCAAGGTTTGGACCGAACAATATAGGCGTTGCTGATGCCATCACCGGAATGGGGGCGTTAGCTCGGCGAAGTGCCGAAAGCATACAAGAACCGTTAGAAAGCCGTGCCAGCATTGGGGCGGCTTCGTCGTTTAGTGGGGTGAATCTTTCCCAACGAAGCGCACAAGCGGAAATCGACGCCGCACCAAGACCCAGTAAAGTTGGCATTGTCAGCCTGGTGAATGGTGCTGCAGTTATTTATCGACAAATGGAGGCGATCGCGTGAGTAATGCGCTAATTCCAGTGATCACCACTCGGGGCTTGGCCGCTGTCTTCAATGGCCAAAATACGGGTGTGAACGCGGAGATTACCCATATAGCCCTAGGGGACCACGGGCGAACGCCCAGCAAAAACGAAGTGGGCTTAGTCAGTGAAAAGATGCGTATCCCCATCGCTGATGGTGAACGCATCGATGAGCATCAAATTCACGTCACGGGCCTAGCCGATGGTGACAAAGAATTTTGGGTGCATGAAATCGGCTTCATTCTGGCAGACGGCACCATGTTGGCTGTGTGGTCAGATACGGACCCGTTAGCCTACAAATCGGCAGAGGTGCCGCTTTTATTGGCCTTTGATTTGGCTTTGGAAGCGTTACCCGCGGATTCGGTGATCATCAAATCCACCGGTGCGAATTTGTCGTTAGCCGCTTGGGGGGAGCAATTAGCCGCCGTCGCTGCAGCGAATGTGGATAACATGGCTCGTCATGTTCAATTGCTTTTCCGTGTTAACGACATCGAGAAAGGCTAAGGGGGCCAAATGGCGGCAAGTGATTTGCGCCTAGTGTCCGGCACAACGTTCGGCTTTAGTAATGTTTGGGAGCAAGAAAACGAAGCGGGTGAACTTAAACCGGTTGATATTACCGGATGCACCGCCCGTTTTGTTATGCGCGATGAGCAAACAGGGCAAAAGTTAGTTGAAGCCAGCACAAGCGACGGCATTACGATCCCCGATGGTACAACAGGGGAAGTGATAGTCAGTTTGTCCCCAGACAAAACCACCGGCTTAAAAGCCGCCCAGATCGGGGATGTGGCTTATGAATTGCGGATTTATTTCCCATCCGGCGACGTCTATTCCTTGGTGATGGGTTATGTGGCCATCATTGAGGGAAAGTTTGATGATTGACGGATTAAGTCACGTTACCCAAGTCAAAGTGGTTCGCCAGGTGGTCAAATTAACCCAAGGCAATCAAACCACCATTATCGAACGTCAAGGTCCGCCCAAACTTAGCGTTGTGAAAGTGGGCGTTCAAGGCCCCGTTGGCACCGTTGCCGAAGAAGTGCTTAACCGCGCCGAAGCGGCAGAGAAAGCCGCCAACGAAGCTAAGAGCCTCGCCACTGAAAACAGTGATTCACTAAACCTAATGCTGGACGAAATGACCGAAGCGTTTGCCTTTCAGACCGGGATAATCAACGGGATAACACAATGAGTTTATCGCAGAAAATCACCGATATGATCAGCGCCTTAAACCGCTACATGTCGGCGACGGATGGCAAGTTAAGAAACAAGGCTGATAAAGCCGATGTTTACACAACGACCCAGCTTGATACCAAGTTAGGCGCCAAGATGGACAGCACAACGGCCGACGAAACCTTCGCAAAGAAGACCGACACGGCCCCGAACGCGTCGAAATTGGGCAATCAAGCCCCAAGCCACTACGCGACCGCCCAATCGGTGACAGATTTAGACACCGAAGTCGGCGACGCCTTTCAACAATTGGCAGACAGTTTTAACGCTGGCGCCGATTTAATTAGCGGAACCCCGCAGCAATAAGGAGCTAACACGCTATGAGTTTAGAGCAACAGGTCGCGAATCTGGTAGAAGCCTCGAATAACTTGACCTCGGCGGTTGATAAAAAAATAGTGGAGATTGATGCAAAAGTTGATGAGGCAACTAGCGCAGTGCCTCAGACAGTTTTTGATATGTTCGATCAAAAATTCTACGTTGATGAAAATTCAGGTTCAGATAGTAACTCGGGTAGTTCGAGTTCACCTTTTAAAACGTTAGGTAAAGCGGTTTCTAGTACCCCATTTGGTGGGAAAACTAGCATAGTTATGAAGTCTGATTTAACTAACATCTATGGCTGGAGTAACTGGACTGGTCTAGCTAGGAAAAATCAAGTAATAACCATCTCTAACGGAAAGTCTATTTATGTAGATTTAAATGGTTATCAATACATCATCAAGACAACTCAATACAACGGTTGGACAGGGACCAATGAAGTTAATCCGTCTCTAGATAAAGTTATTGGTGTTGCTGCTAATGGTTTTTTTGATATGTATAACGGTGCGATAAAGTTATTACCACAGCCTGGAGATGAAGGTAAGAATTTATATTTTCACACCATACATAGTAGTGTCTTTAACAATGACTCAAGTCGTACTCAGTTATCTCAAATATCAATAGATTCAACAATTTTGGATGTAGGTCTATTTGGTCTAGATAACTGGGGTTCCATGGGCTTTGATTGTCATATGCGAAATGTCACATTAACAGGTACAGGTAAGATAAAACGAACTTGTAATAATGCTATCGCTGATGAGATTACAGTGAAGCAGCAAAATGTAAGTTCATCTTGGGAGCAATAACATATGCAGGTTGATTTTAAAATAGGCGATATTGGTTATTACGGTATTGACGAGAGTACGGCGACAGCTAAGGGGCTATTAAGTGAATATCAAGCCGCCGTAAAAGAAGAACAAAAAAAGGAAGTGGAATCGAATCGTCGAACCGCTTATTTATCTGAATCTGACCCTCTATATATGGAGTGGCAATACGACCAGACCGCTAAAAAAGAACAAACATGGCGCGATAAGGTCGCCGAGATTAAAGCCCGTTACCCGCTACCAAGCGACGCGTAAATATTTAAAGAAAGCACGAAATAAAGACGCCGCGTAAGCGGTTTTTTTGTGCCCAAATTTTGAAACCACGCCCCGGCATTCGCTGGGGCTTTTTTATGGGAGTTAATACATGGCCGACTACTTACACGGCGTGGAACAGTATTTCCTTGAGAACATGAACCGCCCGATCGAAGTGCTTGCCGCTTCGGTCATCGGTTTGGTGGCCACGGCGGACGACGCCGACGCTGATATGTTCCCACTGAATAAGCCGGCACTGGTCAACAGTGATAAGCAAATCGCCAAGGCGGGCACCACGGGCACGTTAAAACATGCCCTTGAAGACGTCTATCGCCAAACGGGCGCGATCGTCATTGTGGTGCGTGTAGCCGAAGATGCGGACGAAGGCGTCGAAATCGCCAACGTGATCGGACAGCTAGACAACGACACAAACAGTTACGGCGGTTTGAAAGCCCTACTGTTTGCCGAAAGCCAATTAGGCACCCGCCCGCGCTTGATTATTGCGCCTGAGTTCTCGCACAAAGTGGGCGTGGGCGCCGAAATGGAAGCGGTGGCCAAGAAGCTAAACGCGATCCCAATCATCGATGGCACCGAGAACGGTTATTCCGATGTGATCAATGAAGTGAAGAACTACGACCAGGCATTCTTTGTCAATTGTGGCATTAAGCTACTCGATGAAGCTGGAAAAGAAGTCACTCGCAAAGCCTCGGCTACCGTGGCGGGCCACATCGTTCGTGTGGATAACGAAGAAGGCTATTGGCATTCGCCATCGAGTCGCAAGATTTACGGCATTCTGGGCACGTCAGAGCCGATTGATCACGCGATTGGTTCTAAAACCAGTAAAGCGAACCTTTACAACTCGGAACGCGTCAGCGTGATCGTCAATCAACAAGGTGGTTGGTACTTGTACGGCAACCGTCTCGCGAATGGCACCATGCTACCGCATCAACGTATTCGCTATATCGTCGGCGATTCCATCATGTACGCCCACCAAGAAATGGTGGACCGCAACGTCACTAAATCCTACGTGGACGGCGTGAAAGGTCGCGTAAATAGCTTATTGCGTCGCTTGAAGTCTCGCGAAGTGATCAGCGGTGGCGAATGCTGGCTTGATAAAGAGCTCAACATTGCCGCGATTGGTACGGCCCAAGTGTACTGGGATTACGATCTCGGGTTCTACGATGTCGCTGAACGTCTGACTTTCCGTCAGCACGTCACCGACCGCTATAACGAAGCCATTTTCAGCTAATAAGGGGGCCTTGTGGCTAGATTACCAAGTGTCATTGTAGACACTAACGCCTTTTTTAAGGACGAGAGTTTCGCCGGTGTGTGTAACACGCTTACATTGCCGAAAGTGGTGGTGAAAACCACGGATATGGTGTTAGCCGGTTACGCGGGCGACATCGAGCGCGATTTGGGCAAGTTGGAAAAACTGGAAAGTGAAGTCACCGTTTCGGAATACAACTCGAAAGTGATTGACCTTGTCGGCAACCGTGAAAGCCGTGATGAACAGTTTATCGTTCGTGGTGCCCTTGATGTTGATGGCGCGATTAAAAGCGTTGTCGTGCGTCAACAAGGCTTTTGGAAGTCATACGAACACGGTGGCGACTTTAAAGCGGAAGAAGAAGCCGCGCTTAAATTTGCCATTGCGGTGGAAGTGTACGGGCTTGAAATCGACGGGAAAGAAGTCGTTTTCATCGATAAGCCGAACAACATTTTCCGCGTGAACGGCAAAGACCGCAACCAAGCGATCCGCGAAGCCCTCGCCCAATAATCCCGCCCGAAAGGGTTTTAAATAGATTCAGCCCTGGCCATATGGTCGGGGCTTTTTTGTGAGAATTGAACATGTCTAAAACTGTCCCTGTCATCCTAAATACACCCCTTAAACGCGGCGAAGAAGAAATCAGCCAAATCGAACTACGTGAACCGAAATCGGGCGAACTGCGCGGCCTTGAGTTGTTTTCTGTCTTGCGTATGGATGTGACCGCCCAGCGAACGCTGGTCCCTCGTATTTCCAACATGACCGCGAACGAGTTCGACACGTTGTCACCTAGCGATCTGGTTAAGGTGATGAACGAGGTGTGCGCTTTTTTCATGGAATAAGCACCCCGCCGGATGTGATGGAGCTCGAAGCGGATCTTTATCTCATATTCACCGGTTGGGACGCTTTGACGACCGCTAACATGTCGCTGGTTGAATTGATGCGATGGCACAAGATCGCCATCGAGCGCCACAATAAGGCCAACGAAGAACAATAGCCCAGCGCGCCATAACAACATGGCGTTGCTGGGCTTTTTTTTTGTTTATGAGGTGTTGCAATGGCTGATACCAATATGCGCCTTAATCTTGTAATGGGCATGGTGGACAAACTGACCGCCCCCATTCAGAAGGTGACGACCCAAACCACAAAAGCCGGTGACAAAATCAAAGCCACCGGCGCGGAGCTTAAGAAGTTAGGCGCCATGTCGAAAGACATCGAGCACTTTCGCAAGCTGAAAACAGAGAGCACCCAAACAAGCCAGGCACTAGATAAAGCTCAATCTCGCGTCTCACGCCTGGCGGCAGAAATGCAAGCGGCAGAAAAGCCCACCGCAAAGATGACCCGCGAATTTAAAGCGGCGCAAAAAGAAGCGTTAAAACTCAAAAATCAGCATGAAGCCGAAAGCGTCCAACTGCAGAAGATGAGAACGAATCTGCAGCAAGCCGGTGTTTCGACCAAAAACCTAAACGGGGCGACCAGTAAGATCCGCAAGGAAACCGAACGCTATAACGCCCAGTTAAAAGCCCAACAAAAAGAACTCGACGGTGTGGTCGCCCGTCAAGAAAAAATGTCTAAGCTATCCGAACGCAATAGCAACATGAAAATGACCGCGACCGCCGACGCTGTGGGCGTGGGTGCGGCGATGTTCGGTATTAAAAAGCTTGTGGATGCCAGCGGCGAGATCGGCAGTGCTCAAGGGGAAATTGGGTCCCTTGGTATCGATGCGGCGGGTATTGATGCCATCACGAAAAAGGCGAAAGAGTTTTCCGACGAATGGGCGGGAACGACCACGTCAGACTTTATCAAAGCGTCATACGACATTAAGTCGGGTATTTCTTCTTTGTCGGATGCGGCCGTCGGTGAGTTCACCAAGATCGCCGCATTAACCGCAACCGGCACAAAATCGACAACAAGCGAAATGACGTCATTGTTTGCCACCGGTTACGGTATTTATCGCAAGCAATTTAATCAGTTTGCTGCAGGGACCATCGAAGGGTGGGACAAGCTGTCCGAAGAAGAACGAAACATCAAATTTGGTGAGTACTTTTCGTCGGGTATTTCCAACAGTGTGCGCCAATTTAAGACCGACGGTGCCCAAATGAGTGCGGCGATCTCGAACTTAGGCGCGACCGCTACGTCGGCAAACGTCCCCTTTTCTGAACAGTTATCGATCTTGGGTCAACTTCAAGCCACGATGTCGGGCAGTGAATCCGCCACCAAATACCGCGCGTTTTTAGGCAAAGCAGCCGAGGCGGGCGATAAGTTGGGCCTAAGCTTTACCGACGCGAATGATCAGCTGTTATCGATGCCGGACATTCTCGGCCAGTTGCGAAACAAGTACGGCGAAACGATTGATGCCGTCGAAGCGCAAGAGTTGAAAAAGGCGTTCGGTACGGATGAAGCGGTCAGCATGATCCAATTGCTTTATCCAGAAATAGACACGCTAAACGGCAATATATCCGCAATGGATAAGAACCTTAAAGGCGGAATGGGCACCACCAAGGAAATGGCCGAATCCATTGGTAAGGGCACATCGGAATCATTCCAGATCTTAAGCCAGCGTGTGGCCACAACATCGGCGGCGGTTGGTGACTTGTTCGCACCGGCGGCGATCATGGTGGTTGATGTACTTGGCCAAGCGGCGATTGGTTTGCGCCACTTGATCGAGGCGTTCCCGTTCTTGTCCCAGGTTATCGCGTTTGCGGTGGTGGGGCTAATCGCCTTTAAAACCGCCTCGATAGCGTCTCGATTCGCCTTTGCAAGCTTTTCGGATGCGTTAATCGGTGGTCGAAAGGCGTTAACCTGGCTCAACAGTGAGCAAGTAAAAAACACCACGTTAATGGTGGCGAACCGAGTGAAGACGTTAGCGTCTACCGTGGCCACGGTGGCGATGACTGCAGCACAAAAGGCGCAAGCCATTGCTACGAACCTAACATCATCGGCCACGCTGCGCGCGAATGCCTTAATGGCGATGTCACGGGTTAGAACCTTGGCGACCATGTCGGCGTTGGTGTTGTTCACTGGTACACAAAAAGCCCTTGCCGCGGGTACTGCAGTAATGACCACCGCCCAATGGGCGTTAAATGCCGCTTTCCTGGCTAACCCTATCGGTTTAGTGATTGCGGGTATCATGGCTTTAATTGCCGTGGTTGCTTTGGTAGTGAAGTATTGGGAGCCGTTAGGGACGTTCTTTTCGGGACTTTGGGATCGAATGAAGTCGGTTTTCTCGTCTGGATGGGAGTTCGTTAAATCTATCTTGATGTTCTCGCCCATTGGTTTGGTCATGCAAGCTTGGGAGCCGCTAACCGGGTTCTTTTCTGGGCTTTGGGATGGCGTTAAATCGATGTTTGGCGGGGCGATGGATTGGATTAAGTCGGTGATCTTGTCGCCGATTGAAACCATTAAAAACACGCTGGGTTCGGCTTGGGATATGTTGTTCGGTGGCGGTGATGTTGAAGTCGCCGCCAATGTGAAGAAAGTCGCGGAGCAAGTGCCCGCGGTTAAGAATCCCGCGGCGGTCACTGAACAAGCCCCAATTGGTTCCCCATCTTCCCGAACGTCTACGCCGACAGTGGTCGCGGCCTCGGGTAAGGCATCGGTGGCCCCATCCATTCAGTACGGTGACATTATTGTTCACGCAGCGCCTGGTATGGATGCCGAAGCCGTTGCGCTTGAGGTTCGTCGTCAATTGGATGAGCGAGACCGTCAAGCTTCCCGTCGTGGTCGAACGCTTGCATTTGATACTTAATGATTTAATGAAATAAAGAATTAAAGACCGCTTTCGGGCGGTTTTGGGGGTTTTATGTCGGTAATGATGGCGTGGGGTGATTTTCAATTCAGCATGTCAACCACCCAATACCAACGATTAAAAACGTCTTCGTCCTGGCGATGGGGACAATACGACCGTTACGGCCGTAAACCGGGCAAGCAATACCAAGGCCCTGGCAGTGATTCAAAAACCTTTGATATTGCGATTTATCCGCAATCATCGAGTGATTTAGAAATCATCGACAATATTAAATCCATTGGCAACCAAGGAAAGCCGCAACGTTTGATTGCGGGCGCCCTTAAGCGGGTAAATGGTCAAGCGAAAGGCTCGGGCCTTGATCTGGGTTTGTGGGTCCTTGAAAAGCTCGATACGGATGAAGGGGAATTTCTCGATAACGGTGTACCGCTTGAAATCAAAGGTACGATCACGATTAGCGATTATGGAGACGATGAAATCAAATGACGACCAAATATCGAACGACTCAAGGCGATATGCTCGATGCGATTTGTCATCGATATTATAGCGGTCGCCCTGGTGCCACTGAGGCGGTATTACAAGCCAATCCGCGCTTGGCCAAGTTAGGGGCGATTTTGCCCGCTGGCTTAGTGATTCAGTTGCCCGATCTCGGTCCCGCTGAAAATCAAAGCACTGTCTCGCTATGGGATTAACGTCCGTCACAGGTAACAACATTTTTATGTTGTTACCTGGTGTTTTTGAAATCGCTAAGATACCCAACCAACAACAAACGGAAGCGGGGGAAAAATGGAACAAGCCGCGTACAAAATAATTGCCAATCAGCAAGACGTGACCGCAAAAATGGCCGATCGTCTTATTCGTTTGTCCCTCCATGATGCGGCAGGGTTTGAGAACGATACCGCTGAGATAGAACTCGATAACCGTGGCGGTGCGGTCGCTGTCCCGCCCACGGGCGCTGAACTGGATATTTACATCGGCTATCACGACAAACTGTCTTATCGAGGTACTTACACGGTGGATGAAATCGAGGAACCACTCGAATTTGATGTGTTGATCATCAAAGCCCAATCTGCCCAGATGAAAAGCTCACTGAAAGCCCCAAGAGACGCCAGTTATGACGATATAACGTTAGGCGCCTTAGCGGGTCAATTGGCCCAGTCACATGGCTATCAAGCGGCGGTGTCGGATGAAATGGGCGCGGTTCACTTTGAGCATATCGATCAGCGAGGTGAGTCGGATGTAAATCTATTAACTCGCCTGGCTAAAGAAAGTAACGGGTTGTTTAAGATGGCCGCGAATCGCTTTGTTATCGTCTCTAAGGAGTCGGGAAAGTCAGTCAGTGGGAAAGAGCTTCCCGCGGTCACGTTAAGCGACCCAGAGAACAGCACGGGCCGCGTGACCATTAAAGACAAAGACGACTATCAATCAGTGGTTGCGTATTGGTTTGATGAAGACGCCCAGGAGAAAGTGGCCGAAACGGCGGGCAGTGGGGAACCCCAGTTTGTGATCAGGAAGAACCACACCAACCAACAAGCGGCCCAAACTGCAGCACAAGCCAAGTTAGCCGAGCTTAAGCGCGGTAATGGAACGTTATCGATAACGCGTCCCCTCGATACGAGCATCATGCCCGAAGGGGTTCTTATATTGAAAAATCACAAACAAAGCGCCAATGGTGAATGGCTGGTCGAAAGTGTCGACCACTCGATAGAACCAGGCCGTGCGGCGACCACATCGGCCTGTTGCTCAATGAAGCAGTAACGCGGGCTATCAACACAAAACATTATAGTATTGATGGGTTTAGGGTTTACGTGCATAATCACCTGTATAAATACACAGTATTATAAAAGTCGATCGGAGTACAGATTTTGAGCTTGAATCCTTTAAACGACGGAACTAAAAGCGGTACATTTGATAATTTGGCGTCATTGTTACGTCATATCGAGTCAGTTAGCGATGATAGTGAAGTTTGCGATCCTGGATTGCATCTAGTAATAAAAATGGCGAGTGCGACCGCGCGCGAATTGCAGGACTTTGACAAGAAAACGGAAGGTCCAGAGCAAGCCGGTTAAAAAATCAGATCATTTCTGCGTGATCCTTTCCGCATCGTGTGGTAGGCTTATTGCGAAATGTTGTTTTAGTGCTTGTTGGCTTATGGTTTGGCGACTTAGGCGGGCAAGATGAAGATTTACAAAGGCTTAGATAGACAAAACCCCGCTAAAAAGCGGGGTTCTTAAATCGGGCAGTTATTAGAAATAACAAGTGTGTAATGTTTGGCGGCATAAACACAAACCCTAAGTGCAAATTAGAGTTTACTTGTAATGACTGATGACTGCAAGCCTATACGGACAGTTATTAGACAAAAATGAGTATAGTAGGCGCAATTGCACCTTTGGCACCATCCGAGAACCAATCCGGTGCGCGAAGATACATTCCAAAATTCGATCTTCCTATGGTTGAGCACGCAATTGCTCGCCGTTTAGATGCGATCCTTTCAGCTCACAACTGGAACAAAAACAGCTTTATGCGCAAAATGCGCGTAGAAGGCAAAGTGATTAACCGTCAAAAGCTAAAAGATGGCACTTGGAAAACGAAAACCCTTCCCCCTCGTAGAGCTTCGATCCGCTTAGAGCGAGAGCAAACGCTCGATGCCCTTACCCGTGCAATGATTTACCGTGCTGATTACGATCCCGAAGCGCCGTTTTTGTTTGAAGTGAAAGCCAGCGTCGAAGAACTGGCGCGCATGATTGGCCAGCTTCACGAATACGAACCTGGTTATGATGGCGAAAATGGTAAGTATCGTCATGGTCGTTTGGCTTGTGATCCGGTACATGGTGCCCTTGAAGATATGGAAGCCGCCGATCTGGTTGTGGTTGTGCGTGAATTTGACAAGGAAAGCAAAACGAACAAGGCCAAGCGTATATTTTTTAAACCGAATCTATTTAAAGGGTTTGGTTTAACGATGGAAGATACGCGCAAAATGCTGAATTCTGCGAGAAAATGGCAAGAGAAAGAAGGGTTAATCAAGTCCGCGAAGCAAAAACGCCAAGCGGAAGTGCTTCGCCAATCCGAGTCTGATCGTATTGCTTCGTTGGACCGCCCATCGTTACGCAACTTATTAGGCCGCCTTAAGCGTGAGTTTACAGGCGCCAATAAACAGACTAAGCAAGTGATGGATGCGGAACATCGCTTAAAGGAAGCGGTAGAGAAAGCCAGCAAGCCAAAGGATGACCGCTCACCGACGGAGATAAAGCTTCGTCAAATCGCAATTTCACAATTACCGCCTTATCAAATCCGTGCGGCCAAGATGAAAGTTAAAGATGAATTAAACCTTGCTAGTGTTCCAGATCTGGGCACTAACAAACAGTTTGATGAGTTGCTTTTGGCCATGCTCGAAACCTACACGTAACCCTGTCACTTTCTGTCATCTGCTTAACTGCGGAGGCTTTCGCACATCCAGACAAAAAGACTGTATAAAAAGACAGCAACTTTGTTTCTCTCGATCCCTTTTCTACCCCATCACGCCCTCGATCACCGACGTTAGAGTTAACTTTCATCCTGGGAATAAGAAATAACCTCGAAAGTTACCCATGAACATACCGCTTCTTTAAAAAGAAGGATAAACCCACGCCATAAAGGCGACGGGTTTTAGTCTTTCGCTTCGCTCATAAAAATACCTCCCATTAAATTGTGATTAAGCTACAACGATCACTTAAGCCATTGTGGGCACAATTTAACGGGCCCCAACAGCCAGCTTTAATCAATCACTCTCAATTCAACTTATCGCAATAGCTGGCTGCGCTGAACATTCCTTTTGTCATCCGACCGTCATCCTTTCGAGTATTACGATTATCTAGTGGAACCAATCCTTAACCTTTCGTATTTAATTTAAACCTATCACCTAGCCTTCTTTCGCTTCGCGAGGTCTAGCAGAAGGGTAAGGCGAGATTTAACGGCGTCCTGTGTAACTAACCGCGCCGATTAAGTATCGTGGTCTATCGAACCGCATCGAGCGGCTTGGTGCTTCGCTTGCACTTCGTGCTTTGCTTATCCCTGCGGGGCTAGTCCGCATTTGAACGTAAGTTCTGTGGGTGCGCTTCTGGGCGCAAAAAAGAATAGTTGCAAGTTAGGACGAAAAGTCCTATTATTTATCTCAAAGGCCGGGCAAGGTGCCAAGGCCAAAACCGAGATAATTCGATGACTGCTTACAAAACGATTCGTAAAAATGCTACCAAGAAGATCCAATCTATTTTAAATAGTGCCGTTGGCATTATTGGCCGCGTATCATCAATGCAAATTGATGATAGCTACGAGAACGACTATCACCTGGCCACTGCAGAAGAAGTGATCGCATGGCTTAAAGATGAAAACAATTATCACGATGCTACGTGCTTTTATCGTGATGATGAGTTTAACGTTAGTGGCCCTTATCATTTTTGCGACCATTTTACGGCTTATTTCAATCAGGAAGCGCTTAACGAGGCTTTAGAGTGTTACGGCTTGGCTGAGTCCATTAATGCGCCTCAAGAGCCATTAGAGGTGGTCAGGGCGGAATCTAATGTGATTGCGGTGGATTTTACGCGCCGTGTTCGCTTATCTGCATAAGTTAAAAAGCCGACTTGTTCGGCTTTAATTAACGAAATAAAGAATTAAAGAAAGTAATTGCTTGTAATTTAGGACGAAAAGTCCTATTATTTATCTCGAAGGCCGGGCAGGGTGCCAAGGCCAAAACCGAGATAAATCGATGAAAGCAATCATTCAGTTAGACAGCAAAACATTCTATTTAGAAACGCGTGGTAATAAGATGACTCTTAGCCACAAAGAGGATGCTTTGGGTGAATATTGGGAAATGTTTACTGATAATGCCAGTCGTCGCGCTTATCGTGGCCTGGGGATTAAACAGTTCGCCAGCCTTGAAGCCGTCGAAAAACAATATAAAAGCTGGCGAGGCGTAAGCACCTTGTTGGCCAACTAACGATAAAGAGGGCGGCAGTGCCGCCCCAAATGGTGCCATTATGAAAAATGCTATTATTCGCCCAGAAACACTAACCCCTTTTGGTTTAGATTGGGCGCAACCGACAGGCGAAGAAGTTCGCGAAATCTTAAGGCTTTGCGGTTTAACGGGAAGTCAGGCCGCGGCATTGGTTGGGGTTTCAGATGGTAGAAGCGTTCGTAAATGGTGCGCTTTTGATCCTGTAGAGGTTGAGAAAGCAAAAGCCGAAGGGCGTAAAACGAACATGCAGCGAATCCCTTTCGCGGCGTGGGCTATTCTGGCAGAGCGTGCCGGATTTGGGCTTATTTGGGATAAAGAAATAAAGAATTAAAGAAAGAAAATACTTGCAAGATAGGACGAAAAGTCCTATTATTTATCTCGAAGGCCGGGCAAGGTGCCAAGGCCAAAACCGAGATAACACGATGACTAACAATCAAATCATTGCAAAAACCATTCTTGAACAGCTTGGCGGCGGTCGCTTTGTGGCTATGACCGGCGCGAAAAACATGGTTGCTATTGAAAGCGGCCTACAGTTTGACCTTCCTCGCACTCGTCACTATGTAAAAGATGGCATCAATAAAATTCAAATCATCTTGAACCCATCTGACACTTACACGGTCCGCGGCCTTAAATATATGCCTCGTAAGTTTGAATGTAACGAACTGGCCAACGAACAGGGCATCTATGCCGATATGCTGCAGCGCACCTTTACCGAAATGACCGGCTTAAATACTCGTTTATTTTAATGCTGAATAAGTCGCCCGAGAGGGCGGCTATTTACGGAGGGTTGAAAATGGATGATAACTCGAATGTATTGGGCGCCCCTGTTTCCCTGGCTGAGTTTAATTATTTATGTGATTGCGCCGCGGAAGTTACCCCCAATCCATCCACCGAAATGGTGGATAAGTGCCCAGATTTAGAATTGAGTGATACGCGATCGATAGATTAAGTGTTATTTTGTTATTCACTCGAAAGGTGATTAAGAAATGAAGAAAAACCGATTATCTAAAAACCAGAAAGATGCGTTATTTGTGTTAGCTATTCTGGAAAGCAAAAACAAAGTGGGTCCGATTGGTGTGTCAAAGGTTCGGGCTATGGTGGAAAGTTCGCGTGATGGCATTTTGGACCCGTCGAATTTTCGAAAAGGGCTTCATGTTCTGGCAAGTCGTGGATTGATTGAAATGGGTCGCTATCGAAATTTAAGTTTAGCAATGCAATTAACCAGGCTAGGCCGTCACGATGCTGCAAAGATTTATCGAGAACGCACCGGCGCGGAGCTCGACATTCAAACCGAAGACGATGAACAAATAACAATTTTTGATTAGAGGCTGTGAATTAGAGATGCAAAACGAAGAATTATTGAAAAAAGTTCCTTATTCACAAGAAGCCGAACAATCTGTCTTGGGTGGTTTGTTGCTGGATAATAGTAGGTGGGATGACGTGTCCGACAAAGTGTCGGGATCTGATTTCTATTTACGTTACCACCGCGTGATTTTTGATGCGTCTAGGAAGTTATTAGAAGCGGGTCAACCTTTGGACCTTATCACACTTTCTGAGTTGCTAGAAAAGCAGGAAAAGCTAGAAGACGTCGGCGGCTTTGCTTACTTGGCAGATTTAGCCAAGAACACACCAAGCGCCGCGAATATTACCGCTTATTCTGAAATCGTGAGAGAGAAAGCCGTATTAAGAAACGTTATATCCGTCGGTAATGAAATCGTTTCTTCTGCTTATGACTCGAAAGAGGTTTCATCAACTGAGTTGATCGATTCAATTGAAAGCAAGGTGTTGGCAATTTCGAACCAACATTCTGTTAGCGTCGATAGTATGCAGAGCTTAGGCAATGTGCTCGAAAAGACGTTAGGGCGAATGGAAGAATTACTTCACACGGCCCAGGATGGTGTAACCGGCTTATCAACGGGCTTCACTGATCTAAACAAGAAAACGGCAGGGCTACAAAATTCTGATCTGATTATCGTCGCCGCCCGTCCATCGATGGGAAAAACAACCTTTGCAATGAACTTGTGTGAAAACGCGGCAATGGAGAACGATAAGCCTGTATTGATTTTTTCTCTTGAAATGCCGTCTGAACAGTTAATGATGAGAATGCTTTCTTCTTTGTCTCGTGTTGATTTGACCAAAATTAGAACGAGCCAGCTTGATGATGAAGATTGGGCGAAAATATCGGGCGCGACTGGCATGTTAATGGAGCGAGATAATATTTTCATTGACGATAGATCAGGGATTACCCCAACAGAACTAAGAGTTAAAGCGCGCCGCATGGCCCGCGAACATGGCGGTCTATCGATGATAATGGTTGATTACCTTCAATTGATGCAAGTACCAGGCTTGCAGGGTAACAGAACGTTAGAGATTGCCGAGATAAGCCGTTCATTAAAAGCTTTGGCAAAAGAACTTAATGTGCCCGTTGTGGCGTTATCCCAGTTAAATCGAACGTTGGAGAACCGCCCCGATAAGCGTCCTATCAATTCAGACTTGAGAGAGTCGGGATCGATTGAGCAAGATGCCGATCTTATTATGTTTATTTACCGCGATGAGGTTTATCACGAAGATAGCAAAGATAAAGGAACGGCTGAAATCATCATCGGTAAGCAAAGGAATGGTCCGATCGGTAATGTAAGGCTGACATTCCAAGGTCAGTATTCCCGATTCGATAACTTTGCCGGGCCGTCATACGACGAATATTAAATCCTCTTGTCGGCCGTCATAGGCCGATTAACAACAGATAGTAAGGCTAGTATATGAGCATGACATTTGAACAATCTATGTTAAACGAATACATCGAACAGTTAGTGACGCAATTTCCCCAATACAGCAAGATTGAGCAACAAAAGATTTTAGAGTCTGTGCGTTCTCTTGTTGTTGAGCCGAAGAAGATCGCGAAAGCTCGCCCGTTAGAAGATGTGCTTGCGGATATTCGCGAGGCTATCGAAGACGGTGGCCGCGCCGAAATGTTTTTCACTGCAGCGTTTAGTAATTGGTATCGACGCACTGAAACGCCGCGCGTAGCACACTTGCATGATTACATTAACCTGGACCTTAAGAACCGCCATCTGTTTATGGAAATGATGAGCTTGCGCGATTCTGGGCGTTTTGATGATGAGGCGTTATATCAATTTGAACAATATTGTTTAGATAAAATGGGAGTCGCTTCGTAAGTGATAATGACTTGGTATCGAGCGAGGAAGCATAAAGAAAAGCATGTGTATGGGGAAATTGTTCATCCCGATGGTACATCAAGGAACCATGCTCGATTAGTTAAAGACACCGGTAGAGTTGAATTTATACTTTGGAAAGCTGGCGAACAAGGTCATTTAGATGACTATTGGCATCTAATGGGGATCGGCTGGGAAAATTGGTTTCGGCCATATGACGCCCAAAAATAAGGTGATAAATTTCTATTGTTGGCAAAACCTGATCTTTTGGCGGTTTCGATGTGAATCGGCCGCCAAATACCCCCGCTTATTTTCCTGTCTAAAAACACGTCTTTTTGTAACAAATTTACAACCAGTAAAAATCACCGGTTAAAGAAACAAAACTTAAACTTTTTCGTGCTTGTACTGTTTTTCGTGTTCAAGTTGTCAAAAAAGTGGCCAAACTTAGCTATTTACCATAATGACCATATGACGCACCAAATTTTGGGGCTCATTGATTCAGTTTTCTATTTTGGCTTTCCCTCTTTCAGTTCCTCGAATTCTCGATACAACTCGATCAGTAAGGTGACAAAGTGTCGTCGTAACATAGGGGATAAAACCCTCGCCGCGGTGGCGACGTCCCAGCTTGTTATGGTATCGAGTCCAAGCATATCGAGTGAAATATCAAGATCGGTTGTTTTTAGAACACGAATAATTGACCGATATTGGCTGAACTTCATGTCTGAATCGCCTTGTTCGATTCTTTGGTACGTTCGTTTACTCATTCCGGCCAGGTCCGCGATCTCTTGTTGCGATAACCCGGCCATTTCTCGGCGCACTTTCAGCGCTTCGATTATAGGCTCATGTGACATAGTTCACCTCATAAGTGACAGTTTTGTCACTTTCTTGCAAGAAAGTGACCATTTTGTCCTAGCCTATTGACGCTGTTTCTTATGTGGTTAAATTGCCCTTAAAAATCATATAAATACAATAAATAACGTTAGTTGGAGTAGTAACAATGGCTAAAGGCAATAAAAATTCTATTCATTCAAAATGTGAGCAAATATTAGCGATCTTGCAAGTTGAGAATGATTTAGCGAAATCAGGTGACAATATTTGCGATGAGGTATTAGCCGCCAATTTACTGATAAAAGGTCTAGTTGTGGAGGTGGAAAGCCTAATAGAAACGGACTAGGCAAAGTCTGATAGTTTGGTCTTTATGGTTTGGATCAGGGACCATTATCGGGGGTTTCTGATCTACACCTGTGATCACTTGCGCGTTTGGGAATCTGGATATAATGGTCATAACAAATGATTGTTACCACTAAAGGGTTTGATATGAGCAATAACAAAGCGGCCGTTTTGGCTAAGTGTGATCAGGTTTTAAATATTTTGGCAGTAGCGGACAACCTAACCAAGAACGATGATAATGTCATCGACGAGATTCGCGCGGCGAACTTGTTGAATAAAGGGCTAATGGTTGAAATTAAAGAGTTACTAGAAGTAGCTTAAATTGGTTAGGTGATAAGATGATAAAAAGAATGATCGCCGCCCTGGTGTTAGTTGGGGCTGTGTCTGGGTGTAGCGATCCTGATAGTGATTGGCTTTATGATGGGAGCTCGGTAGGGCTCGATCGCCAGCAATGGAGCGAAGCGCAACCAGGGCGAAAATTAGGGACTGCAGGTTTTTGGCTTAGAAATCTAAATAAAGATGGGTGGTTAAATGATGGGGCTTTAGTAGAAGGTCCAGAGTTTAAGCAGAACGCCCAAATGCTGGTTGATTGCCTGGATAGCTCGATCAGTGTATCGAAAGCAGAAACGAACCATTTAGTCGCTTCTTGTGTTCAAACTATGGGCTGGGGCGCGCAAAAGTCATAAAAGAGAGGCCGCTATCATAGCGGCCTTTTTATTAGAATAAATGTTCTTGTCTCGGTTCTAGCGGCTCGGGCCGTTTAGGGCAGGGGTGAACGTGGATCCCTTCATCTTGTAGATACTGCCCGCATTTTTCATTCCAAAACACATCCGAACAATTTTTCTTGCAGTGGCCAAAGCGTTGCTTTCTTGGCTCGATACTTAAACCCCACTGGTCAACTGTTCGGGCGAACTGGTCGTGTTTCCATCCTTTTTGTTGATAGTGCTGGCAACTAAAGCATGTATCCGGTAGCGATAAGCAATCTATTTTCATTGATTCGCCCCGTGGTTGGTGATGTGCTGATAACACATTTTTGCGATAGCTTCGCCCATTGCGTCGGGTTTGTCTTTTAGATACTCGATCACTTGGTCTACGGGTTGAAACATAAGGTCAGATAGACGCAGAGCGCCCGAAAGGTTATGATTACCTTGCAGCATAGTTAATTCCCATTGGTTGTGTTGTTGAGTGCCGGGCGGTTGTAGGGGTGAGATACTTCAACCGCCGGGCGTCCTACCTAACGGCTTTTAGCCGCCATGATGTTCTTTCCAGAACTCAAACATCTTTTTAAATTGGTCAATTTGCGAAACTTTATGTGTGACGCAATAGATTTTCCATTCGTGTACGAAATCCTCGTCAGTTTTAAAGTTAAGCGGCGCCTTTGCACCTCCTTCTGGTTTCTGCGTGTTCTCTTGGCCGTGTGGCGCTTCTGTGGTGACAGGTGGCGCGCCTTTACCTTGGTTTTTCTTTGGTGGTTTGCCTGGGTTCAAAGTCATTTCTTAGCTCTCTTTAATTCTTTATTTCGTTAATTCGTTAAGGTTGTCAATTAAAGCCTGGACCATGCTTTCCGCTTGTTCGCGTGGGCCTTTGTATTGGCATTCGATAGCGGCTTGACCTTTATCGCTTGCGCGTCTTAAAGCGGTTTTCTCTTGTAATGGAGCCTCGATCGCCTTGTAGGGTGTTTGGGCCATGTAATCAAATGAATCTTGTAGTTCGGCTTTGCTGTCACCGGTTCGGCAGAATACAAAGACAATCTTATCTCTATTGACGCCTTGTTTGACTAAGTCGTTCGCTAGGATGACGCAAGGTTCCATATCATCGAGCGCAAGACCCGTAGGAATGATGACCATGTCCGAAGCATGGGCGATCTCTAATGTTGCTTTGGTAGCGTGTGGGGCGCCGTCGAAGATATACACATCGTAGTTGTCCGCTTGTTTAAGTGCTTGGCCAACGTTGCCGAAACATTCAACAGAAACAACCGGCTCAATTTCAGAAGCTAGGCGGCGTTTTTGCCACATGTAGCTGGTTGATTGGTTGATGTCTAAATCTGCGATCTTTACATCCCATTCGAATTTTGCGTAAGCGGTCGCGAGGGCGCGCGCAACCGTGGATTTACCCACGCCGCCTTTTTGCGAAACTACACCTATTTTTTTTCCCATTGGTTGGCGTCCTTTCATTAATTAAAGAAATCGTTAATTCTTGAAAGTGATAATAGGACGAAAAGTCCTTATTGTAAATGGGTAATGAATTAAATAATTAAAGAAATAAAGAAAAAGCGAGATAAGAATCTCGCTTTGTGTGACGGGTCATGCTTGCGGCTAATTGAGGTTTAGGCGGTGCTCCTTATAAACGATGTAGCAAAACGGGTAGCTATTAAGATCGGCGGCTTTCTCTAGTGCCTCAACGAACGTTAATTCATCCAAAGCGACCTTGATGTTTTCGCCATCATCAAAAGCTGGGTCGTATTTTCCCGCTATGACTGCAAATTCCTTTTCTTTGTCCTGGTTGTTACCAAGCTCTAATTGATAGGCCAGTAACATCGAACTAAGGTCATTTCGGCTTACTTCGCATGTTGTGTCATGTTCGCCAGAGCATAACGCGGATTTGCTTAAGCGTTCGAATGACTGTTTTATTTCGGGGGTGTATGTTTTCATTTGTTAACCTTCTTTCATTGCTTCTTTTATGGCTTCATTTCGCCCAGCCCGCCAGTATCGCATTGCCATTCGACGTTGGTTTGATGGTAGTTTTGCCAGTACATTTTTAACCATTTTTGTGGTCAAAGGGTGATCCAAAGAATCATAGCCATCATTGATTAAATCATCGGCTAGGTATTTAACGCGTTTTTTTGGGTTGCACTTAGGGCAAGGGAGATCACCGCCAGCATCTAAATATGAATTTCCATTATCATCGATGCCGCCGCTATCCAAGTCCCAAAGAAAACCATCAATACAACAAGCGTCTTCATAATGAGCCCCAAACTCATGGCCTTGATAATCACACATAATAAAATCCTTATTTGTCGTTCACATAGTTTTCTATTTGCTCGATTTCTTCGCGCATTTCTTTAATGCAAACAAGCACGCGCCGTTTATCGTTTTCTGTGAGAACGGCTGATTTAATGTTGTTAACCACTTCGCTTAACTTCTCACGATAAAAGCAAAATCCTGAGTGATGATGTTTAATTTTGGTTATTAGGCTGGATTTGTGAATTTTCATTTAAGCCGCCTTACCGTCAAAATTACCGTTGTAGTTCACCGGGATCATATCTTCTTCTTTGACTATGCCTTCCTGCAGTTCGTTAACCTTGTATAGCCAATCTTGAGCAAATTCGATTGTTTCGGTGCTCGGGCGTAAGCCGCCTTTCGGTGCGGCGCATAATTTAGAACCGTTTTCTGGATCGTGAGTAATTAAGCCGCCGCGGCCAGATTGGTGTAGATACAGCAACGAACGCCCTTCGAAGATGCTGCCGTCTGGTCGTTGCATCTTGGTTTTCTGTGGCCAAATGATGAGGTGATGAGCATCGTTGTGATATAGACCGCTTCCCGTATCGTGTGATAGTTGTTTTTGAAGTTGTGCGATCTTACCAATGGCTTTGTTTGTTTCAGCTTTGGATTCTTTGAGAGCTTTACCCGCGTCTTTTAATGCTTGTTCTTGCTGACTAATACGTTTTTGGTTTTCTAGTGCTTTTGCTTGCTGGCGTTTGTTCTGTTCTTTCAGCTTCTTAGGGTTGAGCTTTTTAAGCTCTTTAAGCTCATTTTGTAGGCTTTGAACCATTGCTTTAGAGCGGTTAAGTTCTTGCTGTAATCCGGTGGACTTGTTCGCAATGTCTTCGGCTTTCAATGCCATACCACGACAAAAATCGTTTTCTTCTTTAAGTTGGGTGATCTCGTCGTTCTGGGTGGCACATTGGCGTTTATATCCGTCGCGTTCTTGCTGCAGACGTTGATTTTCGCTGACCATTTCATCCCAATCGGCGTTTTGTTGGTTGTATGCAGCCAGGAACGCCGCTAACAGGTCGTCACTGCCATATTGAGCAAGGGCGTTTAATGTGCTGAGTTGTTTTAGTTCTTGAGTGGTGCTATCCATTATCGGGGTCCTTACATTGAAACTTTCACAGTGCCGAGGTGCTTAAATACGGCGTTAAATTTGTCGAGGTTTGGGCCTAAGTAGGTGATACAACTTCCCTTAGTGACGTTGTTGTCGATGGTGCCGTCCGGTTTGTAGTATTGAACGCGTCCGTTTGGGTAACACTGAGGGTAAGGAAGCAGTTTTCTAAACCAGGTTTCGGACGTATTAGCGAACGTGATACAAATGGCTTCTTTGACGTTCCCGTTTTGGTATTCGCTGATGAGCTTTTCGACCCAATCGAGATTGTTCGGAATGTCTTCGTCGATGTGGTAGCCTCGTTTTTCACATGCTTTTTTCTTGCATTTGTCGCGGTTAGTCGGACAGGCTTTTTCGCCTCGATGGAATGGGTGATTCATCCATAACGTATTGGCTTGCCATTCTTTACTTAACCCGTCATCTTCCCGGCTATAAAAGCGATCCGCCATCACGATAAAGTTTGCTGCAAGTGAACTTGCCGGATCGAGTTCAATGCTTCCCATAACTTCACGCGCGGCGTCGGTCCATACTTTTGGGGTGTAATATTCCACGGCACCACTGGATTGATTGACCAGTTGAGAGGGGTTTTTAGCGGTGGCGGTCGTCATGCGTTTTTCTCCGTCAAGCGTTGCGTTTTTACATCAATACGAGCCATCAAAACGAGGGTGTCGCGAAGCTCTAAAGGTTGGTGATTCAGTTTGTAGCGTTGATTCAATAGGGCGTTTTCATGGTTATCGACTAGGAATAAATTGTCTGGGCTGCAGTCCTGGCGATCACCGTTACGAAAGCGGACATTGTGGCCAGTCGGGATCGCGCCGTGATGTTGTTCGTAAATGACGCGCTGTTTAAGTTCCCAGATATTTGGTTCAGCAGTCTTTATCTCGATGTAGCCTTCGACATTAGTACGCTCGGACCCAACGGGCTTGTGATTGTGGGGTTTCGCCCCTTTTTTAAAGCTGCCGCTATTAGGCTTCATAACGCCTTTAGTTCCGGCGTTATGCGGCTTTTGACCTTTGGCAAAATAACCGGTTCGCCCTGATTTAATGCCGTGATTGCGGGTAAAACTTCGAATTTGGTTTTCTGTCTTATCGGTATCGAAATGCTGATTGAATCGGATGGTGAGTTCAGCTAACGCCCATTTTTTATAACCAGTTTTGATAAAGTCGGCTTGTTCTGGCGTATAGCTGAAATACTTTCCTTTGGTGAGTTCACCTTGTTTTCGTCCACATCGAATGCGGTGGTTTTTAACCATAGCTTTAACTTGCTGAGGTGTTTTTTCTGTATGAAAGCGATGATTAAACGCCACTGTTAACGCCTCGATGTCCAGCTTTGGGTATTCTGCTTTTAAGAATGACTTCATGTCGTGGGTCACGATAAAACGACTCATGCTTTTGGACCTTCTATCATTTGAGGAAGGTCGCCTTCACGAATGGAAGTACCAACCGCGATTTGAGCGTCTAAAGCCAACCTAGCGTTGGCGACAATATCTTTAGATACGCCGGAAACGGCTTTTGAACGGTTAATTTCTTCTTTTAGGGCATCGCCTTTTAAGCTTTCATCGGATAAGCGTTCGAGTTGAGCGAATAAGTGGTTATTGAGATCTGTTAGTTTATTTTTCATTAGCATAGGTCCGTGTCTCTTCGTCCAGTTCGGACGGTTCGGCTTTGTTGAGTTCTTGTCCTTACTCGGGTTCGTACAGCTTGATCGTCAAGGTCCATGACGCTGCAGAAGCAGAGCACTAAACACAGCACGCGTAATAAACCGAGTTGAAAGCCTCGGCTGATCATGTGCGGTGTGGTTTTCGCATCGAGCTTGTACCGGATGTCTTGTTCCGCAAGGCTTAGTTCCGGTGGGGTGAGATCGAGCTCGTTACAAATTTCTTTCGGGCGTTTTCCGTTGGCGTGACCTTCCAAGATGGCCAGTTCGTCGGAATTAAGCCCCATCCCTGGGGCGGTCAATATTCCGTTAGTCATGGCCGTGTCCAATAAAGGTTAAGGCGTCAATGTGTGCATGAAGTTTTTCGCATTCCGTTTCAACTCGCTGCAGTTGGAAAAAGGCAGAATTGACAAGGCGCCGCGCTTCGTCGTCCATTTCGGCACTTTCTAAGGCTTTTTCTAGGGTACAACCCGCGCCAATAAGAAAAGCTTGGGTTTGGTTTAAGGCGCGAATTTGTTGCCGTTGGGCGGCGCGTAAATCATTCGGCCCCTGGATGGTGATGGTTGCTACTTCGCCAGTTTTCATGGTGCTTTCCCTTAGACGTTGTCTAACCTTTGCATTCGTTGTCTTTAGCTACTGCAAAATGTTGTTAAGTTTTTGCTAAAAAAACGCGGAAAGCCGCGCTTTTTGATGGGTTTTTAATCAGTTTATGGTGGCCCAAGAGGCTTTAAACACGTAACGGCCTATCACCTGAATGCGTTCAAAGTCATCACTGGTGAACGTGCGTTCTGGGGCGTGTTTGTCATCGTCGGCATACATCACAAAGCCGATGCCAGGTTCACGACGAACATAACGCAAGAACACCGCGCCATCACTTTCTAGGGCGTAAATACCGGCGCCCTTGATGTCGGTATCTGAGCGGTCAACTAATACCAGATTGCCACGACTAAAGTGTTTGCTCATGGCGTCATCATTAACGGTGATCAGTTTGAGCTTGTGCTCATGTAATCCGTGACGGTTTAACGCTTCGACATTAAATGCAATGTCGTCGTTGCTGCCGCCTGGCTCAAGGTTGGCCAGTATGTATTTATTGGTTTCGACGCCTATCCCTGGCTCATTTTTCCAACCCGCCAAGTATTCCGGCGTGGTATCGAGGGTTTTCGCCAGGTAAGGGAATAATTCCAAACTAGGCGCACGGGAAGCGCATTCCCAGTTTTGCCAGCGTCCTGGTGATATGTTTGTACCGGCTACAGCGGTAGCGGCCCGAGCGGCTTCTTTTGCGGTCCAACCCTTGCTTAATCGTTGTGAGCGAAGTCGGTCGCCAATGATTTCTTTTATCTCTTGTCTCATCTTTAACGCCCTATTTATGAGCCTTTTTTTGTTAGGCGCTTAACACTTTTGAACCGTGCCTAAATGCCTAAATCATCATAGTTAAAGGTAATAATACCACAAAATACCACAATTTGCGGAAATTGCCACATCCCGATCATTGTTTTCACAACGTTTTGTTGTTAATCTGTGTCGCAAATCGCGGAAAGGACAACTAAATGAGGTTTCAAGACTGGATCAAAACGTTGGGTTTTGGCGGCCAAACATGGCTCGCTAGGCAGCTCGACGTCAGTCCAAAGTCAGTGAACGAATGGGTTCACTTTCGCCGATCTCCAAAAGCCAAAAGCCGCAACAAGATCCGCCGTGTATCACGCGGAAAAGTGGACTTTAGTTTGTTCGATTTGGAATACGAACAGAAACAAGCGGAGAGAGCGGCATGATTTTAATGGCGGTGATGGGCGAGAAAGAAAGCGAAGCGGACGCGTTCCACTTTGCAATGGTCAATGAATTGGGAGCCAGCCGAGTGCGCCGCGTGTACCTGGGCTTCATTTCAGACATAACCGAACGCCTTCGTCGCCTCAAGCTCGAAACGTCAGGTCGTTGGTCGGATGAAGTGGTCACGTTGGTTGTGGGCGTCAATAGCGCCGAAGAACTGGCCATGCTGCGCCAAATGGGCGCGTTCGTGTGCCATCAATACGGCCCGTTGTCGGGGGGGTATCACCAATTCGACATTAAGCCGGTGGATTTGATGATCAGCCAAGCCGATGGTCGTCCCGATCATGTGCTGGATGCGCTCGACGCCTATTCCGAATGTTACACCCGTAAGCGTGACCGTCGAACCAAGGGGGCCGCATGAGATACACCCAAGGCGCCGCCCGCCTTTGTCAACGTCCGAACTTCCAACGCTTTTTAGCGTGGCTAACCAATCAAGCCGTTCAAGACGCCAACCAAGCCGCGGTCGCGCTGCGAACCCAGTGCCAAATTCAATCCCGTCGTGAGTTGAACACCAACCCAGAAGCGGGCAAGCGTTATCAACACCTGATCCGTCAGTTCAATGACTGGATGAATAAAAAGGACCCAGCGAATGACCATTAAAAACCGTTTCGTCGCACTGAACGAACAAGACGCGGCACAACAACTTGAAGCGTTATATGGCAAAAAGCCAATCCGCACCGGTGCAACGAAAACCCATATCACCTGGTATGTGAAAAACCATAACGCCCAAATGGCGAAGGCAAGCCACCATCGCAATGGCAACAATCAACCGATGTATATCGTTGAAGTAAGGTGATCCGAATATGGGCAACTGGGACGACATCTTTGACCAATGGGCGCGCTGGGTGCATAGCGGTTCATTGGTGCCCGGTGGCCAATCGATTTTGGGCAAGCTGATCGAGTGTCAAGGGGTGATGAATTACGGGAGCGGCGGGGGTCCTGCTTTAGATTGCATCGAAGCCGATGTCGAATCGGCGGTGTTACGTTTGGCGGCAGAGAATCAAGCGGCGGCGACGGTCTTTCGGGTCGAATACGGCGCGCAAGGCAACCCACTCGACAACACGCAACTGAAACGCGCCCATCGTCAGGGTATCAGCTTGCCCACCTATAAACGCCGTTTAAAGACGGCCCGCAATCATGTGATTGAGTCCGTGAGTAAGAGAAGGAAATAACCATGTTTAAAACGTCTGATCCGCGCCATGTGCATAACCATCAAATCCGCGAACCTGAGCGCGTGAAACAACGCTTTAAAGTAGACAACAACGCCGTATCAACGCGCCGCCAGATTGAAGACATTCAAGAACGCCGCCGTTTGCGTGAGTTATTCGACCTTTAAAGAAATAAAGATTTAAAGAAATAATGAAGTGATAAAAATCCAAGAGTTCATTTTATTAGGCGTCAGCTTCCCCACCGTGTACTGGTTGTTTGAGTGGTTGGCGCCTTAAACGGGGCACCATGAAAACCAAAGTCATTACTTTTTCAGAAACGAACATCAAAAGCGAAATCACCGGCACCGTGCGAACCTTGCGCGATCCGGCGTTCCCGCTGCGCTTTCGCTTTCATCAAAATCGTGAAACGGGCTCTTGGTATGTGGTGCGTCGTGATCGCTGGTATCTGCTCGGTTACTGGCCCGTGTTAACCGTCAAAGCCGTGAAGAAAGTCTTACCCGAAAAGCTGGCCATGCTGGCTATTAACACCAAAAGCAATCTATTACACACCGAGTTCGAGAGCGTGAGCGATGTGCTGAACTGGTATCAAGGCCGCATCGAGAAAGACGCCCACCGTTCGAAAACCCGTAAAGCCACCATCAAAAGCGCCATCAAGTGCCACCTATTGCCACACCTGGGCGACTTGGCCATCGAAGCGCTGAACCGTCAAGTATTGGACGACGCATTGATCTGGCCACTGCAAGAAAGCCATTCATTAGCGACCGTTAAGTCGGTGTTATCCGTATTAAAACAAGCATTTAACCAAGCCGATAAGTTAGGGCGCATCGAGTCCAACCCATTGGCGGGCGTGGTGTTTTCGGATTTCATTTCCGTATCGATTGAACCCAAAGACGGGCGATTGTTGGCCACGGCCATCGAACCACTGTTTAAAGCCCTCTTAGGAAGTGATCCGGTCACGCAATGCTTGGTTGTCATGTTGCTGTGTCATGGCACCCGTATCACCGAAACCTTAGCCGCGAAGTGGAGCCACATCGACATGGTGGGCCGTCAATGGCGTTTACCAATGGCGGACACCAAAACAGGGGATTGGCACGTTCTACCCATCACGGACCCAGTAGCACAATGGTTACAGGATTATCGGACCTGGCAAATCGAAACCGGTTATCGCGGGGTGTTCCTGTTCCCTGGGCACGGTCACGCTCGATCCTTAAGTTACAGCACATCAAGAAAACACATTCAGACCGTCAGTGATAAAGAGTGGAGCGCCCACGATTGCCGCAAAGCCTTAAAGACCATTTGCACCGATTTAGGGATAGACAATTCCGTTAGTGAGCGCCTGTTAAACCATGCCCAGAGCAAACAAGACAAAGCCTATAACCAATCGTTATTCATGGGTCCAATGCGCGACGCCTTAGCCCGTTATCACGCGTGGTTAGATGAACGAGGTTTCCAGCAATTACGCGACGAGACAGAGACGAGATCGACAAGATCATTCAAACAAGATGAACCAAGAGTCTGCGCGGCGTGAGCCAACAAAGCGGGCATCTATCACAGAGGAATAAACAACATGGAAAAAATCATTGAAGTAACAGAGGTCGCGTGGGCGGTTAGCCTGGTGATTCACGTCCGAATATCGCGTGGGCTTGGGTTTGATAACTCATTGAGAGATAAGGAATTAAAGCGTTTCAAGAGCATGGTTGAGCCCGTAGTAATTCCCGAAAAGCCGGGGACCCTGGGGAAATAAAGTGATACCACGGGTGCGAGGCCCGCGGTATTTCAGAAATTTTCGGATTTCCTATGCGCCGTCAGCACTCTAGCCACATCACTGACGAATCCCAGATCCAGCAAGGCTTTAGAGGTGCCGAAATGATCCTTTTTTACTGGAAAGAACGCCGATGCGATACATGAACATTACCCAAATAGCCGTCACGTTCGACCTAAGTCGCGACACGGTAAGAAAGCGCCTTCGGGCGGCGAACGTGCGTTCGGCCATGAAGGGAAGAAAGCGCGAAGATCTGTATGACATGGCCCAGGTTGGCCCTGCCTTGTTTGGATAATTAACTAATCACCCTTGAGGTGAATAAGGATTAAAATGGAAAAGAACACACAACCCGACAACCCGTTCACAACAAAGCGCTATTCCACTGCAGCGGAGGTATTGGCCGCGCATTGGGAAATCCCAGTGAAAGAATTAGCTGATAGCGAGTTCGGTGGTTTGAATGGTCAAGGTGAAGCGGTCGAGAATCTGAGCGCCGAAAATATGCTTGAAGGGATCGAGCTGCAAAAGGTTTGGGGTTTTATTGATGGCGATCGTTGCATTCATTTCTGGGCGGCACCAGATGTTGAATTATCTATGGCAGTGCATTTTTTCGCCCATGAAATAGGCCATAAGACCGGGACCGCTCTTGATGATCACTTTGCCGAGGAAATGCGCGCTGAAGACTTTGGGTATGTTGCTCGTTCGGCGTTGGATTTTGCTTTCAAAGCGATGGGTGAACCTTGCGGAAAATCGGTTCTGATGTCCCGAGAAAATCCGAGTGGCTGGAAACTGGAATCGCTTACTGAAAAGTTACGCGAAGAAATCAATCGTAAGTCTCTCAATATTGCCGGTGATCCGTCGTTCGCCGCTCAAAGTGTTACGAATAACAACTTTCAGATCATTGGGCTATTGATGCAAATCGAAGCCTTACAGCGTCAATCCTTTGTTGTCATGTCACAAATCGGACCGGATCAGGGTCCGCTTGGTCGTGCGCGCTTAGGAGATAAAAATCAAGCGGAGGAAAAACATGTTGATCAGTAATTGGAAAGAAGCGTGGAAACTGTGGAGTGTTCAGTGTGCGATGGCTATCGCCTTGGTGAATGTTTTGATTGCGACCTTGCCCGCGCTGCAGGATTACATGAGCGTTACGGTTTACGCGGCCTTGAATGCTGTGTTAGCGGGATTAGTGACCGTGTTTCGTGTGCTGTCCCAAATCCCGAAAGATCAGCTATTGGCTAAGAGTGGGCGCAATGGCTAAGACTTCGAGTGATGATAAGAAAACCAAGGCCGCCACCGAAAGGAAGCGTCGTTCTCGTAAAGCCGCGGCCGACCGTCGCGCCGCGCTTGGTATAAGCCGACTAGAAATCGAACTTCCCCAATCCGTGCGTGATCAGTTGGACCACCTTCGCCGTGCGCGAGTGGTATCGGGGGAGCCCTACAGCGAAAGCGAATACATAAGCGAACTTATTCAAAACGACGCGAAGCGATACCAGGAGCAAGTGGCCGCATTAGGTTGTTGTGGTAAGTGCAAATCACCATTACCAGAAGGGTGCGAAGGAACGTTCGAAGGGGATAGCGAATGTTGGCGTACCCGTCAGAGCAAGGAGCTATTACTATGAGATTAAGTCATAAGCGAAAAGTGGCCGCTAAGAAAGCGGGGATGATTCCGAGACTAAAACGCTTACCCCGCCGATTTGCTTCGGATTCGGTCATGCAATTAAAGCCTGGTGAAAAGGTAGTTTGTTTTATTGGCTCTCGTCAAAGAGTATCTAAATCATCCATGATCGATCAGGCCATGATGGATTCATGGTTGCGGTCTGGAGAGAAAAAAATCACGGTGATTTCTTCTGCAGACAGTTCGGCGTTTCAACGTGGCTTAGAGAAAGTCAGGAAAGCGCTTCGGGATCTTTGTCCTGGTAAGCTGTCCGGTTTGTTTAATGCTCGGCATCGTTCAGCGTGACGTGTCACGATAGCGAAAAATCAAAAGGCGGACACGTCACGCCCTTTTAATGTGATGTAAAATGGCTTTCTAACAACATAAAGAAAATATTTACAACTTTATGTTGTTTTTTCTGAGCTATTGCTTTATTGTTTTTTATAACGTGGTTTTAGTGCGTCCCCAATAGCCTAAAGCCACAAAACCTAGCCAACTATTTTGACGCCCACTAAGCAATTAGTGGGCTTTTTTTATGCCTATGCAAAAAGTATTCGACAAGTTTTCAGAACTTAAAGGTCGGCTTATTGCGTATGGGGGCGGTTCGGGCGTATCTGCCTATAGTGCTAAATCTACCGCGCAAGCTCAATCCATACCCGAAGCGACTGCCCATCAAGCGATAGATATTTTGTCTATCTATATTTTCCCCGGTGTGACCTTTGGGTCTGCCATTACCATAATCGGCGCCGCTGTCGTCGTTGTACGTCTCGTTTTTGACGTATGGAAATACTTCGATCAAAGAAAGCGCCGACCTATTAACGAGGCCGCTTAATGCTCAACGTTACTTTGTTCAATCTTATTTATCTTGTAGTCGCGGTGATCACCGTCTTTCTGGCGCTTCGGATCCGTGACTGGCTATCAAAGGTAAAGTTTCGTGATGAAATCCTACCAACCATTAAAAGCGAACCGCTTAGTGCGGCGCTTTATTACGGCCTTTGGGCTGTTGGCGTGTGTTACCTCGCCGGTTCTATGCTCGGCGTCGGTTGACAAATACGATAGCCAAATCAAATCCGCTTGGCGCCGTTACATCCCAGAGTATCACTGGGGGCTAGGTTGGGCTCAATTGTGGCAAGAGTCACGATTAAACCCAAACGCCGTTAGCCCCGTTGGTGCGACGGGAGTCGGGCAGTTTATGCCTGGTACTTGGGGCGATATGCAAAAACAAGGAGTCGTTCCCGTGGGGACCAGTCCCCGCGATGCTCGTTTTAGCATTCAAGCCGCCGCTTACTATATGCGCCAAAACCTTAACGGGTGGAATGCTAACGGTCGAACGTCAGGCAGTCGTTACGATTTGGCCGCCGCAGGTTATAACGCGGGTCGCGGTCATTTGTATCGTTCACAAAAGCTGTGCAATGGCGAAATGGAATATTCCGATATTGTCGCGTGTTTGCCCCAAGTCACGGGGCACCATTCAGCCGAAACCCTCGATTATGTCGAAAAGATACATCACTTTTACGAACGTCGATTCGGTGGTGCCTTATGGTGGTAAACAAAATTTTAATCGCTGCGTTGATGGCTCTTGCCATCATCGCGGGTGTTTTGCTGTGGCGCTTAAACGTCATTACTGATGATTTTCAGAAAGCCAATGAACGCATAGGCCAGCTAGAGCAAAGCAACAATCAATACGCGGCAGACTTGAACGCCGAACGTGAAAAAATGACCGATCTCACATCGGCCGTTCAGTTCGAACAAGATCTTGTTGCGGGGTTGGTAAAGGACCTGGAACAACAAAAGCAGATCAACCAACAAAGGAAAAAGGTCATCTATGAAACTGCAA